GCCATGACCAGTGCCTTTGTGGCAGATGTGGCGACAGGAGTGGGTTCGTCCCGTACTACTATGGCTGAAGGATCATGCGCTCCTGATAACTTCTGGACACTGCTTGGTTCTATGGCTGAGATGGGAGGATGGTTGCTTATTCTCATAGTAATAATTCCCATGGTACTTGGATGGTTTCTCCCCGGCCCTGTGAAGATGAAAGGCAGAGAACCCAAGCACCCTAATCCACTTATGAGATGAACGAATATATAAAAGACTGTATTAAATCTTTTGGTATTGTATTGCTGTACCTGTGTATATTGTTTGTGGTAATGTACGCCTCAATAGCACGATCAGATATCTTTGGATCAAGAGCAAGTTTTCTTTTGCACAATGATCTGCGTAACTGGATGAGTCTATCATATCTGTCTATGGATGTAGATGATGCTTGGCGTAGAAGAGTAGAGAACGCTCTTATTAATCAAGGTGATACGCATATCTATATCTATTCCCAGAATGGAGATGACGGCATCGGAAATGTTGTGCCTCAATCCGATTGGGAACTTAGACTAGACCACCTTAACAGCAGAGGTCTGCGTCCTGTCATGTGGTTAATGGCAGATGACTCTCCTAACCTAGCATCCAAGCCTCTCTCCTACCATAAGTCTCATAACTCTGAGATGGTTCAGAGGTTTGATAACAAGGTAGACGGCTATGTTATTGGGTTAGAAGTAGATGAGTATTGGTCAGCGGCACAAGTCAGAGAGATGGTTGCCGATCTAAAGACCAAGACAAACAAGCCTGTTGGTGTGCATCTTACTCCCGGTATCAAACCAGGATACTTTGATAACGCTGATATAATATATCTGCAAACTGGTTTTGATTTAAACGAGTCACAGTTTAGAGCAAAGGTAACTGAGGCTCTGTCTCTTGGTAAACCTGTGATAGTTTCAGAATATCATATGGATTCTTCCTCAACTGTTGCGAAAAGATATGGAGATATTGCGTGCAAAATGGGAGCCGTAGGTACTGGAAACGGAAGGAACGTCCATCCGTGTGGTCAAAGAGAAATCGCTTTGAAGAAAGAGTGGTACAAGGAATACCAGAAGGAGATACTTGGTATTGGTGCCGCACTGGCTACGCTCTATGCGGTTTCAAGGTACGACCTTCCTCTTACTATGAAAGCGACAGAAGACTCCTACCAGATTGGACTTCAGAAGCAGATAGGCAATCATACGGTTGGGATTGAATACGGCAACATGAGGTCTATGCTAACATATGGATTCAGATTCTAAACAATTAGTTATAGTTGAGTGGCGTGACATCCTTCAGACAAGTGGATGGGAGCCTCACGATGAGGTTGAATGTCCTGTTATCAGATCAGTAGGATGGTTGATACCTCAAGATGATCCAAAGACTATTAAGATATGCAACACTCTAGCGCCAGAAGACTTTGATAAAAATAAGGAAGACAAAGAGTACGGTATTACTGCCTTCCCTAAAGGATGTATCACTAGACTAGAGTTTCTTTCTTGTGAGGTCAGAAACATAATTGACTAGATCAACGCCTGTCTTTTCTCTGAAGATTTCTTCCCATAGTTTACCGCTAGGTGCTTTTGCTCCAAGGTTTTCCCAGCAGAACTTGGCAAACATCCTGGTCTTTTTCTTCTCCCATTCTTTCTCTAACGCCACGGCATCTTTATCAGGGTAGGCTACGTTGGTCCACGTTGTTATCCGCTCTGCCTTTTTAATTTTGCCGTAGGCACTTTTCTCTTGGAGAGCCTTAGTATCTTTAGGCTTCTTCCATTTCATTTTCCTCTAATGCTCCGTTGTGTAATGGCTCGGATGCTGTTATAGTATCCTTCTCCATCTAAACCCTCAAGCATAATCAGTCCTCTCCACCATTGGTATTCAGTATCCTTGCACCAAGTCTCACGGTACTCAGGATGTGAATAGCAACCCGCCGATAATCCAAATATCTTCTGGCCGTCAGGCCGTGTCTGTTCTGAATGATTGTATAGATGTGAGTGTCCTTGCACAGCGGAGCAGTGTAACTTAGACACAAGAGCATGACCTATATGTACTGAACTAATAGGTCTGCCCGCTACACCAGATGTAAAGTAATGACTGAATGTTATTCCTTTGATCGTAATACTCTTCTTGAATGGCGTAACATTCCAACCAAACTTCTCATACTGCAAGTCTTCCATGCCTATAGCACCATCCAGTTCAGGTGTAGAGTTCACGGCTCTATCTATCCTGTCCTCATGGTTGCCTAGTGTCATATAAAACTTAGGCTTGTATCCTCGCGCCTTTCTAATGGGCGCAAACATCTTCTCTTGTGCGTCAATAACAGCGGCCACATCCTTCTTATATCTCCTGCCTTCAAATCCCTTAGTACCTTTATCATACATGGATAGGCTAGGCATATCAGCCATGTCACCAATACATACTACAATGTCTGGTCTGGTCTTGACAATGAACCTGCCTAAATCCGTGAACCTTTTATTGTCGTAGTTTGGGTGAGCGTGTGGATCACCAATGACTAATAGGTTACTCATGTGTCTGGTCCTCTAGTGTCTGGACTAAATTTATATATGCTTGCTGATGGTAGTTCATCAAGGAATCCATCTCTTACCTTACGCCAGAGTTGTTCTTCCCATATGCTTTTGGAATCTTTCTGCATCTCTTCCATCACAGTAACTGCTACCTCTGGGTCTGCTAACTCATGGTTCTTGGCTAGGTTCATAGCCCATACTAATGCTTGAGCATGGGTTACTATCAACCCTAGCACATCCTCTTGATCTTCATACAATGTCAGCCTCCTTAATTCTAAGAGAACTCCACTGTCGAAGTTCCATACATTTGACAAAGGTTTTGAAGTGATCCTTTGGTTCAAATACTTTCTGCTGATATAGCCCGGTCTCTTTATCTAACCGCAGTATTATCCCCAAAGGCCACTGTCTCAAACCATCAATCCTCTTGATTGCCTGGGCGTATGCCGTTACCTGTAGGTGGTATGGCTTGTAGATTTTCTTGGACGTTTTGAAATCTATTACACAAACACGACCATTAATCTTTGCCACTGCATCTACAGTCCCGGCATATTTAAACCTATCACAGTATATCTTACGCTCTGAATCCTTCCAGTCAGGCTCAATATCTTCTACCCATTTAAGGAAAGCCTTAGTTGGGTTAAATATATGATGACCCGGATCAGTACAAGCGTGACCAAAGGTAATGTAATCTTCAATCCACTTGTGAGAATCGTTGCCTATCTCCAGAGCCTCATCAGTGACACGGCGATACTCCTCCTCACCTACGCCGACAGCCCACTCAGTCAGGTTCTTAGGAAAGCAAGCGTCTACAATCCTAGTAACAGATGGGACTTTCACTCCGTCTACCTTATAGGAGTGAGCATCCTCATCGTAATCTAGGTTGTACTCTTTACCGTTCTTATAGGTTATAAACATTAGTCATCCCAAGGAATGTCATCAACACTCTTATAGTTTTTGGCAGGTCCAGCACTCTTAGGCTTATCATTATACGCTGCTTGCATAGCCTTGAACTTCAACTTACGGTAAGGCTTACCTGCTTTAGATACATTATCGTATATGTTTACCCAATACATAGCACCATCTACCATTGCTTTGCCTGACCACGGAGCCATCCAATCCTCCGTCAACTGGTCAGCAGGTACTTCAAACACAACACCATCCATATCTTTCTGTTCGTAATCGCTCATTACTTTCTCCTGTTAGCACTTACGGTTCGCCAGATATCTACTTCTCTCTGCCAAGATTCTCTTCTGGCATGAAGAACCTCGTATTCTACCATAGCATCCTTCAGATTATCAGTGAACTTCTTATAATCTTCAGACGCATAAGCCATCGACTCTCTCTCTGCTACAGTACCAGATGTATTTAAAAAAGCCTTTGCCTTTATAAGTTTAGTCATATGCGGAGCCATCTTAACATAAGCAGATAGCGTACCATACTCTTCATCACTGTCAGTCAAAGCGTTGTGTGCCGCTTCTGCTTTGTCATCATCAGTAATCATTTGAATGTAAACCTCCGTTGTTTAAATGCTTCTTTCAATGTACTAAATATATACACCAGTTGCTCTGAATCCATGCCTCCCTCATGTACTTTAGTATGGCAAGTATAACACATAGGCATCGTTAACCAATCATCTACCTTTACTGACATACCTCCACCTCTAATGTTATGAGGTAACAACTTACTCTTCAGATGATGGGCGACCACAGTACCATCCTCCGTACCACAGTTGGCGCATGGTAATGTAGCCACCCAATCAGTGTACTTCTTCTGCTTCCATCTGATATCTTTCTCAATCATATACCGCAGACACCAGACAAACACTGCTCTTCACTGTTGTCTTCATAGATAACACCACGTTTAGCATGAGCCTCTTCATAAGGTACTGATGTGATAGGCTGTCCTCCTCTAGCACTGTCAGGATACACAGTCAATCCTCTCAGTCCCGGCCCATACTTCTTAATTACCTGTGCAAACTCAGCAACTTTATCTTCATTGTTAAGTTCACTACCCCAAGCAGGTAGGTTCAACGTGGAACTAATCGCATGGTCTACATACTTCTGTAGTTCATACTGGAATTTAACTCTACGTTCTGGGTCAGATGCCAGGTCAACAGCAGACTCAATCTTATCAGGATCGATGCCTGTATCAATCAGTGCTTGTGCTGTACCGTCAACGACAAACTGGTGTTTCCATTTGGTTCCGTCAGATAGGTAGCGCCTCCGGTATGCAACGGCGTAGATAGGTTCCACTCCAGAGGTGGTCCCGGCAAGTATGCTAATTGTTCCCGTTGGTGCAATTGCTCTATATCCTTTAGGACTAGCGAGCATAAATCTATCGCAATGCGCGTCTGCCGCTTCTTTACTGAATCGCTCATAAGATTTCATCCATTGTTTTAGTTCATCAACCATCTCGTATTTGTATCCACGTTGCAACAACCATTCGTGCATACCCATAAGACCTAACCCAATACGACTGTTCTTCTGCCTGACTTCATACACCTTCTTGTAAGGTAGGTGCGCTCTCATCAAACCACATACTAGAAACTTAGCGCCGAGCGTAACCACATCCTGAAATTCATCCAGAGTTTTAACATTAGCAAGGTTAACACTGCCCAGATTACATACATCTGAATCATCTTCGCTCGTAATTTCCGTACAAGCATTTCGTAAAGTCTCATTCTGTTTATCTCCAAAGTTAAATGAGAAGCCCGGCTCGCCTGTCATCATGGCTTGCCTTACATTTTCCATAAACGTACTGTTAATAGGATTGTTTAACCAAGCATCGTCATAGTTCAATGATATGTTCATCATGTCTAACGGTGCAGGAAAGTTAAAGTCTGCCTGTTTCAGTTCCGCTAGCGTGGTATTACCAACGCTCATCTCATGCCAGTTCTTAGCACGAAGAAGTTTACCTGCGTCCTCATGTTGCCAGTTCATACTGCCATACAGTGCAGACCTACGGCTACCACCCTGCATTACATTCCTGCCTACCTCATTCAAGGTATACAGTAATGGGATTGGCCCTGATGCTACGCCACCTGTCCTCCTTAACTGACGGCCAGACGGTCTAGCCCTAGAGATATCAACACCTATGCCACCACCTGTCATCAGACAAGTCATGGCTCTCTCTGTAACGCCAGCCCACTCCTCTCTGGTATCTTCTTCAAGCCTCAATAGGTAGCAGTTGTTATAGAATCGTGCCTCTCTACCTGCATACCATAAGTACCTGCCTCCCGGCATGAACTTGAACTCACTAATATAATTGATAAGCCTGTCTCGTTCTGACTTCTCCATGAGCGGAGTCTTCAGTCCATTAAAGTCTCCACACACAGAGTTAACCACCGAGTGAGCCTTATCCTCCCATGTTTCGTAGGGATTTGAGGCATACTTCTGCTTGAAGATAGCCTCTCCCAATTCTGTTTTAAATGTCACGGTATCTATACGCTCCACATACTTTGTTTTCCCAATCCCAAGTGTCACCTACCTTGGGCATTGCACTGTTTTCCTTCTCTCTTTCATACTGCCATACCTTATTAGAGAAATCTTTATACGATGAGTAGAACACATCGCCATCACACTCAGCAAATTCATTAGCAAAACCAATAGCCGATTCAGCCAAGTCGTGCTTTGCTTTGTTTAGTTCTGCTTGATCGAACTCTTTTTCCTTTGCGTTTTTCTTTCTTACATTCATGCGACTTTCTCCTTGAAGTCATCTGATTCATCTTCACCAAACACACCGAACTTATAGAATCCTGTTGTCTTAAGTATCACCCTAGACAATGCACGTTTCTCTGCCATTGCTACAGGATAGGGTTGCTTTGTATTAGCAGGTGACGCTTCTCCATACGACTCCATCTTTAGATCACCTTTAGTAGCGGTTGCTTTCACTACCACAAACTCTGGATTAACTGACTCCAGTTTATACGTCACATCAATATCGTTATGGTACTGTATCTTCTCAATACCAGTACGAGTTATGATAGTCGTACCTTTGCTACCGAACTTAAGTTCATGTGTGTCCTCGCCTTTGATTAGGCCATTCTCTACGAACAACTCACGCAACACTTCATTCTTTGTCTTCATTTACTTTTACCCATGAGTAAGATGATCCGTCATCAGGATCGGGATATACACACTTCAACTTCACAGTCTTCTGCTCTACTGAAATCTTGATTGCTCCTTCCTCTGGCCGTCTGGCTTCTGCCATTGCATCACCCCAACCAGAAAGAATACTGTTTGCAAAGTCTACCATATCAGTCCTTGGTTTCCACTGATTCATCTGTGATCTCCTTAAAGTCTTTGATCTTAAGTATAACATAACTGTCTTCGTACTTCATCTGCTTCTCATGCAGTACAACTATCGGCACTCTATGTTCTGCTTCTAGCACAGCCTGACCCATAGCATCATGTATCCAGTCAGGTAACTTCTTCCTGTGCTTTACCTCAATGCTCCACTTAGGATGCTCAACATCCCTTCGTGATTCACCGTTGCAACCTGTTCGCACACCACCCAAGATACTAGCGATGGTGCGCTCACAGTGTTTCCAAGTTGTCATTGCTTTTTAATATGCTCAATTAAAAACTTTGCGTGTTGAATTATTTTTTCTAAATCTTGAACAGAAGTTCCTCTTTTATCCCAAGTAGATGCTAATGCAACAATGCTTCCAGAAGAATAACAAAGATTATTTTTTAAAATAAATTCAATAGGCGGTATTGGCATATCATAATGCTTTGGCTTCAAGCGGCTAATGCCCGGCGACGAGCGTGGTTATGAGCCTGTACTGCTCGGGTACTCCATCGACAGTTATCCGGGCCATAATTATCGTCAACGTCAATACGATCAAGGAAAGTATTCTCAAATCTTTCTCCCATATCTTCCAAGAATGTAGCGAAGTCGTGCCATTCAGGTTCTACTGCAATACCACGACCACCAAAGTTCTCAAAGCCAATCTGATTACGGTTATAACAACGCTCCATCATCTTGCGCCATGAGTTATAGGTAGGAGTACGACCATCTTTGCTGTGTCCATGTGACATTTTAAGTTCCTATATATGATTTTGATTGGGCGAATTCTTTACATCTTTTACCCCAATCTTCAGAGGACTCGCCTTTTTTCCTCCAAAGATTCAGACCTTTAAGTCTAGCCCTGTGTATATCTAGGAATGGTATCTCTTCTCCATCAATAAACTGGGTACTAAACCTAACGGCCCAACATCTATCGCACATCGGAAACGGATTTAGTTGTGTCGCTTCCTTGTGGGTGCAGTCTTGACAGTTTATTCGCATCTAATATTTCCTTCTTTTGTTTAGCCATCTCATCACGCCACTCCTGCATTGTCTGTTTCATTACTATATGCTCCTCTATAGGCGTCACTAACGGATTGTCTTCTATAGGAGGCAGTAAGGAATACACTGGACGCTTCTTAACCTTACGGAAATAGTGGTTAATAGGCTCACCTGCTTCTTCCGTGAGCGTCAATCCTCGCGTAACACTAAACCCTAGTCCTCCTGTACGTTTACCATAGTCATCAGCAACAGCCTGATCTAATGCCTTACTTACTATCTCAATAGAGATTTCAGTTTGATGTGGTGTCTGCCTCTCTGGTCCTGACACTGACTGAAGATAGAAGTATACATTAAACAGTTTCTTTTTAGCATCTTCAAGGTCTTCAGATTTTAAATACTTTAACTCATTGACTCTTTCAATGTAACCAAGGCATCTAGTCTTGTACACCTCAATAGGTATGCTGTCAGATTTACTCCTGTCATACTGAACTTTCTTCATCAACGTCAATCCCTTCCTGACAATACGATCCAGTAAGAAATTAGCCGTCATCTATATTACCTTTCACTCCTAAGTTGTTGATGTAATACTTGATTATATCATACAAAATGCTAAAGTAATAGGTATATAAATCAATGACTTAGCCTCTAAGGGTAGTTAAGTAGAGGAAAATTTAGATGGAAACAAATCATAGGTTAGATGCCAAGGCTAAACGACTTAGGAATAGGCAACGTAATCTTGTTGCCAAGGACCACAAGCCAAAGGCTCACTACCACAAACCTAAGACTGCGTACAAGCGTGTTAAGTTTGACCATCACTTAGATGCTGACTGATCCAGGCCAGTTAACATCTGGAATCCCTTGCTTGCTTCAGCGGCGGCACTGAATAGGAATGACATATCATCCTTCAGTTTAGTCAGCCATGTCTGGAGATACTGTGTATGCTGTAGTTTCTCAAGCGGTATGCCTACATATTGGCAGGTCATAGCCGCTCCCAACTCAGCAACCAGTTCCTCATAAGCATAAGCACTATCACCAAACCTGCTACCACGCTTCCTGTCTAGCCTGTGCTTGGCTCCTGTAGCATGGACACCTTCATGTGCCTTGGTTGATTCACGCTCATGCTCACAGGTAAATGCGCTGTCATTAGGTAGCCCTATCGTGTCATCCATCGGACGGTAGAACGCCATGTCACCACCACGATGAACGCCTCCCTTTAGATTCAGGTTAGCAAGGTACTTATCTATCTCAGTCTTGGGATCGAAGTCATCACCCATAGCAACAGCAACCTCTGGTAGTTCGTGACCGCATGACTCAATCTGCTCACGGTTCCAGACCTTATAGGTCTTAGCGAGTGGTATCTTCTTTTCCTTGCCGGAATCCTTATCATTAATCTTGATAGGCTTCCAGAATACAATGTCTCTGCCCTCAAGGAACACCTCCTTAGATAGAGGCATATCAGAACCAGTGAGTTTCTTTATCTGATTCAGTGTGTAGTAATCAGGCGACTCATAACTAACTAGCAAGTTAAGCAGGAACCAGTTGCATCCATTGTAAGGACGCTTAGATACTCCGTTCATAGCCATCACAGGCTGTAGAGTATTGGTTGTACCGTCGTTCTTCCACGGTCTAAACCAAGGATTCCACGGTGCAGGTAGCCCTGCCTCAATGTCCTCCTTGTATTTAGTAAGGTTAGCAACGACAGAATCCCTTACCTCATTCGCTATCTTGTCAGGAACTTTCATATTAGCCTCTGTTTTTAGTAAGAAAGAAATCTACATAGTACATATCGTTAAACTTCTTAGCGTAGAATGGTATCCAGTTATTCTGAATCTTGAATTTACCACCTGAATCCAGATCACTATGCCATCTTAATACCTCAAAGATGGTACGAGCAGAGTAATGTTTGCGTCCTTTTGTCATCATAACATAAGCACGATGCTCAAACTCATTCCAGAATTCAGGATGCTCACGGTCAAACTTATCAAACTGTTCTTGTCTAGTCATATTAACTCCATTGGTTTGCCATTGCAGATGCAATGCCTGGATAAGTTTTACTTCTTAAGTGTCCTCTATTTTTACCGGCAGATAAAGCAACCATGTAATCTCTAGAGAATGTCTTTCCGTTTTTGCATATATAAAGATCAGGCTCAACCATTTTAGTTGGCTTTAATTTATCCAAACCTTTCAACCATAAGCAAGTAGACTTTCTTGCCTGGTCTCCAAACCAATAAGGCTGAATAATTTGGTCGGGCTTTCGGTACTTGGTACTCATAATTCCAATAGGATTTTCAATAGCAATCTTATCACAGTTGGCATTAACAATCATCATAAAGAAGTCAATGCCTTGTTGCTGTCTTCCATCCTTTATCTTTTCTGGGAACCATCGCGCACCACTAGAAGCCAGATGAGTACAAGGAGGAAAGGCTATTATCATATCCCATCCTTCGAGATGCTTTGATACATCGTCTTTGATATGCCACTCAGGTCTACCACCGGAACAATCTAATGTGTCGCATGACCAGGCATCAATACCTAATGCTCTAAACTCCTTGGTTACTGCTTGAGATTCTTCACAGGCAATTAATACTTTCATTGATATAAACTCTCAAATGGGTTGAGTCTTTAATTCCCTGGCCGTAAGTGTAATGCCTCCAATTTAAACCAGGTTTTAAGTGCTGACCTCTCACTCTCATCAAGTATCTATCTTTATTTAGATGCTTTTTCATAAGCCGGACAAACTCCTGGCCTTCTTGATTGTTGGGTATCTCACTAAAATAATATTTGCAAGGCATCTTAACCTCCTAAGTAGGGTATCAATTCACTCTCACTTAACTGCAACTCGCGAAACAAATCCTTACTAGACAGCCAGAACACAGGCTCTAACTTAGTCTCCATTGGGTCACCAGTTACAGGCTCCAATGTAATCTCATCAAGACACATCCATATAAGTTGATTGTCATCAAAAATAAGATCGCCTACTTCTACAGAACCATGACCGTCAATGTCCCAACCACTAGGTGAATACGGATCATACATATCAATGCTCCCATTGTTGATTAGTTGTCTCAATATACCAGTTAAGATGCTTCAATAAATGCTCTTGAATTATATCAACCTCGGCTAACTCAAAGTTAAACAGGATATAATCAATCGCTTCCTTAACATCTTGGCTTAGTTCTTGATTCACTTTAAACCTCCTAGATTTATAGGTGACTCAGGCCAGTAAGTATCCCAGAACTCACTGTGTTCAACAGGTTCCTTACCATATCTATGATGCCTATCTACAATGGGATAGATCACATCAGGTATCTTGAAATACTTACCTTTGTTTACGTTCTGTATTGTAGCATAAGACACATCAAACATCTTGCCTATCGACGCAAAACTTGTGCCTTCTCTTAACTCAATGTAGATTTGCTCTACCTTATCTTCGTCCAGTTTAGCACTGGAAGATTTAAAAGATTTAGGTTTGCTCATCGTTCGCCTCCGCTAACTTATTGAACTCATGGTAACTACCCGCAGGATCAAATAGTATATCACCTATTCTGTCAGCCAGGAATACCATGTCTGCATGACTACCATCATCATCGTTAAGATCAATGCCTAACCTATCAGCCAAAGCCCTTAACTCTCTCATCGTATAGCAATCAATTAAGTTATCAATCATCTCTGTTCTGAGCATTACGTTTCTCCTATGTCAGTGAAGGATTCATCTCCATTATAGTATAGATCATCCCACTTATCCATTGCAGATTCTTTGACGCAATCCGGGTGATAATACCTGAAGTCTTTGGTCATACCTGCTTCGGAATTATCTTCAACATACTGATTACAATGTATACACAGAGGCATCACGTTTCTCCTATATTTCAAGTCTCATTGGATTGTCATAGTCAATATCAAGATTGTCATCAACGATATAAACTACACATTGAAGGCCGGTATCATTGGGATTATAACCTTTAGGTAAACGTGTAGTTCTAGGATGAATCCCAAACTTTTCACCATCAAATATGTTGATATCTAGCCGACGAAGTTTTTTTACAGGATAATCTGGCCTGACAAGAGCATGCCACCAGTCCTCAAATACACCAAAATCCTCAGAGTTTTTATCAAACTCTTGTTTAATTAATACCTTAAGATCGGCAACAGTTTGAGTATCAAGCATCACGTTTCTCCATATTGAATTCACGGATAAGCATCATAGCATCATCGAAGTTACTCGTCCACACTATTGCTTGTCCTTTACAGTTAAAGAATACATACTTATCTTTATCTATTTTGTATGTCATATTAGTTTACCTTATAACTTTAAGTTTTCCTTTAAATACAATCACTTATATCTAAAGGAAAGTTTACCTTTCGTGCCTTAATAATTTCAGTCATTTTCCCAGGGCCGTGGCTGAGCGTAGCGAAGTGCCGTTGCTGTTTCTTGCTGTTACGAGCGAGCGCAAGCGAGCGAGAAAATTTTATGCGACTTGTCGCATCATCTAAGGACGAGCAAAAAAAGGGAGCCGAGGCCGAAGCCCCGACTCCCATGCCTGTTAGATAATCAGGAGTTTCAGCAGTTTGCAGTCACCTAAACTGGCGACAAGACCTCTACGCTCACGCTGTCGATCAACCGCCTTTTTAGCGAAGCCACTCAGTTTCACCTTAAACGCATCAGGTAAAGGCACTGGCTGTGCATTAGCAACCATAGCCTCGACAATAAAGATCAACTCCGATCCGAGTTCTTCAAACTCTGAGCAACTAACCTTATGCTCCTCTTCAAGAGACTGTAAAACGAAGGCTTCAGCCTCGGCTTTAGTCTTAAACTCGTCTCGGACTTCGCCGACCAACTCTTCGATATCTTTCTTACTCGGCGGTGTGAAATCCGCATTGATCAGATACTCCAAAGATTTTTCCAAGGTCGGCTCCGGCAAATTCAGAGAATGGATAATAAAGGCGAACTTATTCAGTTCTTCCCAAGGATTATACTCCTCAGATTTTCCAGACTGGTCAAGAAGCCAATCCTCCATCTCTGTATTTACCGAATCTTCCCATTCGGCTCTGCTATCCACAGTTGGCTCGACCTGCGGGACTACATAACGCTTCGCTATGCTTTTGGCATATCCGAGGGCAGAGCAATTTGCAGAGCCTTGGGCGCTAAAACCAACCATATTCTTAACCATCAACAAGTTTTCTAAAGTATCTTTCATTTTAGATTCTCCTTACGAATCATAGTTAGTAGACTGAATTGCCTACACCTTTCGTTGGTGCATGGGTTCTGAGTTAGTCAAGACCGAGGCTGTTGTATCGCCTCGCCCTGGGCAGTCTTGATTATCTCAGGTTCCATGCTACCCTGCAAGTAGGCAAGTTAGTTAGAGAAAGACAGCGAAGTCCAAGCGAAGCGCAAGGACTTCCTGCTGATTCCCTTCGCGCAGGCGTAGCCGGAGCAGTTAAAAAAAGGAAGAATTCACCTTTTCCAGAGGCGACTTGTCGCCACCTTCAGAGCGCCCAAGCGCGGTTGACCTATTACTTTAAGAATTTCTATGATATAATCATATGATTCACATAGAGAGATATACTTCTGTTTCTTGCCGTTGGGCTGGGTTCCGGGCTCCGGGCGGAACATCTTAGAAAGATATTGATAGTTACCCAGGCTTTGATTACTCTATAGGGAAGTATACTCTTGGCTGTAGAACTCAGATAGCCTCAGATGGATGTCCTACTCCCACACACACACGGACTCCGAAGCATCCGGCTGTAAACGTATAGGACTACTGATACCCTACCCCACCCCAATAATAAAAATAATATATATATATGTTCTCCCCATACAGCGAAGGGACATTTAACCATTTATAAGGATTTACTAATATGATAAAGAAAAAGATTCCCGCTTACAAGCAACATGAGAGAATGGGTGAAGGCGATCCTATGAGAATGGCTGGTCTTGATATAAAAAAACCAACTAAAAGAAATTTCTACAAAAGACAAATAGATCGGAATAAAAAAAGACGAGATCGACAAAGAGATATCCCTTATGGAGATGGGACAGGATTTAACTTTAGACATACCCAGTAGAAAACACTAATATTAGGAGTACACTGATGTCAGCAGGAGCAAGCGGCGGAGCAGATATTGAAGGCAGAGCCTTTGATGCTGGGCCAGTAGGAGTTAATCTTGCTGATCCACAAGGAACACTGTCTGGATTAGATCAAGCACGAGAAGCGCAAAACGCTTTTAATGCCGCTCTAGCAGCAGAACTGGAAGCAAGCCCATTTAGTTCATTACAAGAAATGGAAGAGTTTGAGCGATCATTATTTGATCCTGCTACCATGATGGCTCAAAAACCTGTTCCCGGAAAACAATATAATGCTATTGATTTTATAGAACAGTTTGGGCCATTAACAGCCACAACCCATAATCAAACTCCGTGGAGAGGATTATCTACAGAAGATGCCGCATACGCTAGGGCTATGTCATCAATGCCGTCACCAACGCCTCCCGGACTTGGCTTGGCAGTTTTAGGTACAGCACTTGGACTTAGAAATTTAACCGGTGATACTCCTCAACGAGCATCAACAAATTATGGGATGGGAGTAGGCGGTGGCCCTGATGCCGCTCAAATGAGCCTTGATGATTTTGGAATTAACAACGCATTATCACAAGAAGAAAGTGATGTATATAATTTAGACAATGCTTATGCTCAAGTCAATTTAGAGCCAAACTATAATTATATTAATCCTGCTTTAGAAGCCCTTGCGGCAAAAGCGGCACAAGAAACCGCACAAGAATTAGGAATTGGCGCTTCAATTTCGGGATTAGGAGTTGTTGGAGCAATGCCAGCAGTTAAAACAGGTATGGATGCTCTTCTTGATTTTATTGATGTTGATTTTGGCACTCATGGCCCAGACATTCCCGGAAGAGCGCAAGACGATGTATTTGAACCTTCTATGAATTTACAGATGGAATTCGGTCCAGTCATGGATTCTGACCTTGAAGGTGTAGAAGGCTTTCTGGAGGCTGGAGGATTTCAGGGTGGTGGTAGCGGAGTAATTGGACCTGACTTTGACCAAGGAGCGGTATCAGAAGCGGGTGGTGAAGCGCTACAGGAAGCCCTAGCCCAGAGAGCCGCAGAGACTATTATCGCACAACAGGCAGTAAGACAGGTAACTCCAGAGTCTAATAAAGTTACTATTCCTACATCCAGCGGCCCTGATATCGTTATTGACGTTACACCTCCTGCACCGCAAAAAGTTGCGCCACACAGGAGAACACCGCCTCCTCCATCTCCGGTAAAGGTTGCGGCTACATCTGTTGCTAAACCAAAAGCATTTAAGAAACTACCGAAGTTTGCACAGAAAGAAATCAGAAAAGGCAAAGTCCCAACCGGCGGTTCAGACTATGTACAGGACATGGTAAGAGAATTCCTTGCTCCTCCTAAATCAGTTCCAAAACAGGGAAGTCAAGCATGGCATGACTCAGGATATGGCAGATGACGGAAAAACAAGACAAGTTCATAGAAACATACGTCCTTACTGGTAACGCCACTAAAGCGGCTATCGCGGCTGGGTATTCTGAAAAGACTGCTAAAAGCAAAGGATACCAACTAAAGAACCAACTGTATCCTGAAATACAAAAGGAAGTGCAAAAGGCTATTGCGGATAAGATTCCGGCCAGTCTTATGTGGTTGACCGACCTTGCGGAAAAGGCCGAGTCTGAATCTGTCAGATTGGGAGCCATTAAAGATATTCTTGACCGCGCTGGACTTAAACCAGTAGACAAGGTAGAAACTACCAACATCGACCAAATGAGTAAAGAAGAGATCATTCGGGAGTTAGAGGCACTTGAAAGGCTTAAGCACTGAACAGTACCGTAAAGAGTTAGAATTAAAACAGGCTCTCAGGAGCCTTGTACGCTTCTCTCGCATTGACGAGTACGATCCCTACCCTTACCAGCAGAAGTTCCACCAAACAGGCGCAGAGGCCAACCAGAGGCTTCTGATGGCGGCTAACCGCATTGGGAAGTCTTTTTCCGGTGCGGCAGAGATGAGTTACCATCTTACAGGTCTATATCCTGACTGGTGGGAAGGAAAACGGTACGATCAACCCATCACCGCTTGGGCGGGTGGGGTTTCAAACGAAACAACCAGAGACATTGTACAATACGAACTATTGGGTTCCCCAGATGATCCTGATGCGTTTGGGTCCGGTGCGATACCTAAAAGTAAAATTATAAAAACGGAACGTAAACCGGGTGTACCCAACGCAAAAAGTGTTGCGCTTATACAACACGTTACGGGCGGGAACTCTTCTTTACACTTCAAAGCCTACGAAATGGGTGTTGACAAGTGGCAGGGACGCAGTGTAGACTGTATATGGCTTGACGAGGAACCCTCCAGAGAGTTATATTCACAGGCTGTAACCCGAACACTGGACCGTAAAGGCATGGTTTACATGACATTTACACCAGAATCGGGCATGACTGAGACTGTTGCATCGTTTATGAACAACCTACAGCCCGGTCAATCCTTGACAAACGCTACTTGGGATGACGCTTCAGAGGCAGTTACCTCCATGAAAGGTAACAAAGGCCACCTAAATGAAGCCGTTATGACCCAGATTCTCTCCAGTTACTCCCCGCATGAGAGAGAAATGAGGCGATATGGCCGCCCCAGCATTGGTTCCGGCCTTGTTTTCCCGGTACAGGAAGACAAAGTTATGATTGATCCTATCCAAATTGAGGATCATTGGGCGAAAATTGCAGGTATTGACTTCGGTTGGGATCACCCTACCGCTGTAGTGTGGGCCGCTTGGGATAAAGACAACGACGAAATATATATCTACGATTGTTACCGACAATCCAAAGCATCACCGTCTGTACACGCCGCATCCATCAGGACACGCTCTGAGAGCGTCCCTATTGCGTATCCTCACGATGGCAATAGGAGAGACAGCATGGGCAATCCGGGTCTTGCAGACCAATACAGGAGCCTTGGGTGCAATATGATGTTGGAGCATTTTACCAATCCTCCAGCCCTCGGGCAGAACAAAGGTGGCAATTCCGTAGAGGAAGGTCTGATGGATATGTTGCAGTATATGGAGGATGGGAGATTCCATGTATTCAACACATTGACTGATTGGTTTGAAGAATTTAGAATGTACCACAGAAAGGGCGGCAAAGTAGTTCCGTTCAAAGACGATTTAATGAGCGCGACACGGTACGCAGTATTATCACGACGATTCGCTGTTTCTGGCAGTGATCCAACTTGGACAAACGATATAGAATATAAACAATATGGCATCATCTAAAGTAACAGACGAAGAACTATTAGCCAGAGTTCAGGGAGAAATCACTGACTCTCTAGGCTATAATGACACTGTATCCAAGCAGAGAGAATCTGCTATGGATTACTACTATGCACTTCCATTTGGTAATGAAGTAGAAGGCAGGAGTCAGTACGTTGATTCTTCTGTTATGGATACTATTGAATGGATTAAACCGTCACTAATGAGAGTGTTCGCCAGTGGCGATGAAATGGTTACATTTGAGCCTCATGGACCAGAAGATGTAGAGTCGGCAGAACAGGCCACCGATTACGTCAACCATATCTTTACAAAAGATAACAACGGTTGGGAAATCCTTTACACTTGGTTCACTGATGCTCTCCTCCAAAAGAACGGCATCGTTAAAGTATGGTGGGATGACTACGAAGACTGGAACCGTGAAGAGTATAACGGTCTTGACGAACAGGAATTCAACCTACTTATTATGTCGCCAGACATTGAGATTATGGAACACACTCCATACGTTGATGATTATGGCGCAAAACACGATGTTGTTATTAAACGAACCTCATATACAGGGCGGGTAAAGATTGAAAACGTACCACCTGATGAGTTTCTTATTAGCCGTGAGGCTAAAGATATTCAGGATGCTAGGTTTGTTTGCCATCGTGTCAGAAAAACTTTGTCAGAGTTACGCCTTATGTATCCTGATGAAGACCTCGACCCTAGAGAAATGGGTGGTGGTGATGACGATATGGCGGCTTTCTCCTCTGAAAGACTTAGCCGTTACGAGTTTGACGATTCTGCTAACTACTTTGAAGGCTGGGGTTCTCAGTCTGATAGCGAAGAAGCACTCAGAACTTACTGGTTGCATGAGTCATTTCTTAAAACAGACTACGATGGCGATGGTATTGCCGAACTAAGAAAGGTTTGTTCAGTAGGTAGTAAGATTCTTGCTAACGATCCTATTGACAAGATTCCGTTTGTCAGCATTACTCCGGTAAAGATTCCTCATAAGTTCTTTGGTTTGTCTATTGCAGACCTTATCATGGACTTGCAACTCATCAAGAGTACGTTAATGCGGAATCTCATGGACAATATGTACAACCAGAACTTTGGTCGGTACGCAGTCCTTGAAGGTCAAGCGAATCTAGATGATTTGCTATCCCAACGTCCGGGCGGTGTGGTACGAGTTAAGTCACCTAACGCTATCATGCCATTGGCGACTCCGCAACTTGAGCCTTCCTCATTCCAGATGCTAGGTTATCTTGACCAACAGAGAGAGTCACGATCAGGCGTAAACAAATACAGTCAAGGTCTTAACGACAATGCACTGACCTCTCACACTACGGCTACCGCAGTAAACGCTACAATGACAGCCGCTCAATCCAGAGTAGAGTTAATAGCGCGATGCTTTGCCGAAACTGGCGTAAGAGATTTGATGCGTTGTATTTACGAACTTGTCCTTAAGAACCAAGACAAAGAGCGTGTAGTCAAACTACGCAACCAGTGGGTTCCTGTCCGTCCTGATATGTGGCGTGACAAAATGGACTGCACAGTTGCCGTAGGAATTGGTAATGGTAATCGTGACCAACAGTTGATGCACCTGACTACTATGCTACAGTTTGCTGGCGATGCAATGCGCGGTGGACTCAACATTGTCAACGAAAAGAACCTGTACAACATGGGAGCCGCGCTTGTAAAGAACATGGGCTTCCAGAATGTAGATGATTTCTTAACTAACCCAGAGATGGTTCCTCCACAACCTGATCCGGCAGAGCAAGAAAAGATGATGGAGATGCAGGTTAAACAACAGGAACTGCAAATTAAGGCGGCTGACCTACAGTTGAAACAACAGAAACTTCAACAGGAAGCGGCTGAATCTGCTGTAGAGGCTCAACTGAAAGCGGCTGAACTACAACTTGAAGCAGAACAAAATAGACCCATTGCTATAGGATAATACTATGCCAAGATATGTAAAACCAAAAAATAGAAAATCTACAGTTAAAGGAACTGGAACAGGAAATATTATAGGTCAAACAGCAAGAGCATATAAAGCATCTTTACCTTTTCAAAGTATGGAAGAAAAAGATAAAATTTGGTCAGAGTGGCGTAGACTATCTCCAACTCAAACAAGAAAAAGAGTTAGATATAATAAAGCAATGAATCCCGGTATAGGTCGGCCACCAAAATCAAGATAGGATAAATATGAGTAACGAACTAAGAGAGGAACACGCTAGACGCCTCCTCTCAGATAAGTTGTTCAACGAAGCGTTTGAAACGCTAGAAAAAAATTTACTGAACTCTTGGAATTCTTCGGGAGTCAGTGAAGTAGAGGCCAGAGAACAAATCTGGCTGTCATTAAGACTCCTTGAACGGATACGTCTACATCTAACCTCCATTGTGGAAACAGGAGATATGGCGAAGAAACTTAAGGAATACCACATATAGGAGATTATTATGGTGGATACGCAAACAGCCCCACAACTTACAGGTGAACTACCCAAAGCACCCGGTAGTATATCTGAAGCCCAAGATGCGATACTTGGACTCATGGACTCGTTAGAGGAACCGGAAGAGAAAGAGGAGGCATCGCCGTCTGAAGAAGTAACTGAAGACGCTTTAGAGGAAACAACTGATGAAATTGAAGAAGAGGTTGAAGAAACCGAAGAAGAAATTTCTGATGATGATGAATCTGAAGAATTCGATGAAGAAGAAGTTGAAGACGACTCGGAAGAGACAACTCTCTATACTGTAACAGTAGACGGAGAGGAACATGAAGTCACGGAAGAAGAACTCGTCAAAGGCTACTCCCGACAAGCGGATTACACAAGGAAAACTCAACAACTTGCAGAATATCGAAAGCAGATAGATCAGGTAGTAGAAAACTATCAAAATGAAATTGCTCAGACTCAGCAAGCCAGAGATCAGTACGTTAGTGCTGTCGCACAAGCAATTGAAACTAACTATTCACATTTATCGCAATTCCAGAATGTTGATTGGGAAAGGCTTAAGATGGAAGATAGAGAGGAATATCTAACCAAGCGTGATGAATATCGTCAGGCTCAAGATCAGATTCAGTCTCTACAGCAAGCCCAAACAAAAGCACAGGAAGAAGCGCAAGTAGAGGCTCAGAAAGAACATCAGCGTATTGTTCAGGAAGAGCATCAGAAGATGGTGAAACTTATCCCGCAGTGGGCAGAAGACGATAAACGGCAGGCAATGGCTAAAGCCGTATCGGAATTTGCTCTAAGCAAAGGATATACACAAGAAGAGTTAAGTCAACTTGTCGATCACAGGTCAATCATTGTACTTATGCAAGCCAAAGCATATGAAGATATGCAGAAAAAGCAAAACACGGTTAGGTCTAAAAAAGTTAAAAACAAACCTAAAGTAGTGCGGAGCAAGGCTAAAGTAAACAAGGCTGATACTGATAAAGCAAAGCGTACCAAACAAATGAAACGTCTACAGCAGACAGGAAAGGCAGAAGATGCCGCAGGTCTGTTTGAAGATTATGTAGAACTATAATAATAAAGGAGTCATTTTATGGCAATCGCAACTAATACTAGGACTACCTATAGTGCCGTTGGCATTAGGGAAGACCTAAGTAATATCATTTACAATATCAGCCCGATGGACACGCCGTTTATGTCGAGCGTGGGCAAAGGGTCGTGTGACAACACTTACTTTGAATGGCAGACTGATGAACTTGCCGCCGCCGCCGCTAACCAGCAGTTAGAAGGTGACGATAGCATGAACGCACTTGCTGTTGCAGAGCCACGCCGTCTGGGTAATTATGCACAAATAAGTTACAAAGCGGTGCAAACGAGTGGGACGGCTGAGGCGGTGGATTTTGCTGGCCGTCGTTCATCTCAGGCGTATCAACTTGCCAAACGCGCAAAAGAAATTAAGCGCGATATGGAAAAGATGCTACTGTCTGAAGACCTTGCTGTTGCTGGTGCTACGGGTACTGCTCGTAAAACTGCGGCTGTAATGTCTTGGCTTGGTACTGCCGCGGCAGGAACGTCAAACATAATTGATGGTTCGGCTTCTCCTGTTGTTGGTATCGTCAACCAAGGTTCGCCTACGGCTGGCTATCCTAACGGTACGTCTAAAGCAAGCCCTTCGGGTTCTGATGCAGTTCTGACGATGGCAATGATTAACCTCGCTATGGAGCGTTGCTTTGATAACGGTGGTACGCCTACCGATCTCATGTGTGATGCTTCACTCAAGCAGAAAATTAGTTCGCTTGGTGGCTCGGTTATTGCTGACCTTCAGAAAGAAGCGCCGGGTGCGGCTCCTGCTACCGCTATCAACGCCATTGAT